TAGCAGTACCACTTGCACTAGCATCTCCATTCTTATTAGTCGCCGCAATTGGATTTGGTGTGTTTGGAATGGCACTCTCATCATTGGGTGAAGGTATTCAAGCATTCGTAGGAGCGATATGGTTAATACCTGCTATGGTAATTTCTTTATACTTGTTAACCGCCTTAGCAATACCACTCGCATTAGCATCACCATTCTTATTAGTAGCCGCAATTGGATTTGGTATATTTGGACTAGCACTGTCAGCATTAGGGGCAGGAATTGCCACATTCGCAGGAGCAATATTCTTAATCCCTGCTATGGTAATTTCTTTATACTTGTTAACTGCCCTAGCAGTACCACTTGCACTTGCATCTCCATTCTTATTAGTCGCCGCAATTGGATTTGGTATATTTGGACTGGCCTTGATATCACTAGGAGCAGGGATTGCCGCATTTACTGGAGCAATATTCTTAATCCCTGCTATGATTATATCGTTGTATGCATTGACTGCCTTAGCAGTACCACTTGCACTAGCATCACCGTTATTATTAGTTGCCGCAATTGGGTTTGGTGTATTTGGTCTTGCACTGATATCATTAGCAATGGGTATTGCATCATTCGTTGGAGTAATGCCTGCAATACTCCCAATGGTGACCGCATTGTATGCATTAGCCGCAATAGCAATTCCATTAGGATTAGCATCACCATTCTTATTAGTAGCCGCATTTGGATTTGGTGTATTCGGTCTTGCACTTGTAACACTTGCACTTGGTGTTAGTCAATTTGTTGGTGTTCTGCCTGCAATACTCCCAATGGTGGCTGCGTTAACCGCATTAGCCGCAATAGCAATTCCATTAGGATTAGCATCACCATTCTTATTAGTGGCCTCAATTGGATTCGGTATATTCGGTCTTGCACTGATAGCATTAGGATTGGGTGTTAGTCAGTTTGAGGGTGTAATGCCTGCCATCCTTCCGATGGTAGTGTCTTTACTTGCATTAGCCGCATTAGCAATACCACTTGCGATAATGTCACCATTCTTGATAATAGCGGCCGCAGGAATCGCAATCTTCGGATTAGCATTAATTCCTCTTGCATTCGCAATCAGTTTGATTGACTTATCAGCGGCCGCCGGGTTTGCATTAGCAATGCTGACAATAACAGCAGTTGCTTTCCCACTTGCTATATTGGCAGGAACGGGAATGATGGCGCTTGCGGCCTTTGGATTAGTTCAAATTGCATTTGGTGTTCTTGCTTTAGGTTATGCCGCAATGGTTCTAGGTGAAAATGGTGAAACACTTTCTATAATAATTTCTCAATTAACACTTCTTGCTTTACTTTCGCCTTTGTTGGTTCTCGCCGCAGTGGGAATATTCTTAATCTCTGGTGCAATAATGGCCTTTGGTGCTTCAATCGCATTTGCAAATGCGGCGATGGGAGTGGGTGCAGCCGTGGGTCTACTTGGTTCGTTGTTCGGAGCAGAAAACCCACTTGACATGTTGTTTGCTATTGCATCACATGCAACCGAATTGTATATTGCGGGTAAAGGTATTCTCTTCATGGCCATGGGAATTGGTATGCTAGCCAAATCTTTACAAGAACTTGATGCAAATGCACTTACTGAAATTGGTGCCGCTATGCAGGGTATTTTACCAGGCGTAGTTGGTGGGGATATGAACTTTGTTGCGGGTAATTTGGTGATGGGTGAATCAGAAGCAAATGGTGCAGATGGAATGGCGGCCGATAACGCAGAAGCATCATCACTGGGTCGTGCGGGGATGGCCGTTAATGCACCCGCCAATACAATAATTCTTGGAGGAGGAGCCGGTGGTGATAATAAATCAGAAGGTGGTGAATCACCTAAAGGCCTTGATGGTCAAGAAGGTGGCGGCCGCATGAACGAAAGTACATTCAGACGAATTCAAGAACGATTCTATAAGAGTGCAATTGTATAAGGAAAAGATATGAAAAACTATTTTGATTTAATTGAAGAACTGAAAACCAAAGAGATTGATTCGAAGGAATTTGAGAATCCTCTTACTGGTATTATGGCCCAAATTTTTACATCGAAGGGTAAGTTAGATGGTGATGAGGGTGATGATGTTGTTAATACCAAGAAAGGCTCTTGGGCCGCTAACAAACTAAAACCATCACAAAATGCCATCTATCTAGGCAAGTCTCTAGGTATGGCTGTTGGTGGTGTTAGAGGTGGTGACCTTGGTTCTATCGTTTCCAAAGATAAGCGTATCCTTGATGGTCATCATAGATGGGCTGCCACGCTCCTCTCAGAGCCCTCTGCCTCTATTCAGGGAATCGAAGCACAGTTGGGTATCGGTGACCTAGTTCCTGTACTTCGTGCATTAGGGGATGCTCTAAACAACACACGAAGAGGTGAACCCGCAGGTGGTGATATTAATATATTTAAGGCAACTACGAAGGATGCGATTGATGCCTTGACTAAAGGTAAAAATATGCACCCTAAATTTTACGATAAAGAGAAATCAATTGCATGGTTAGAAAGTATTGGTGGAGAAAAAGAATTAGCAAAAAGATTAAAGTTTATTCAGAAGCAACTTCCACCAAAAGGGGCCCCTCCTCGTAATGATATGCCTGTAATTGACTCAGATAAAGGGCAAGAGAAACAAGCCGCTGACCTTTTATCAAAAGGTGAACTTGATGTTCGTAAACCCTATGCAACTAAGTCGCAATTGAAAAAATCTTCTTCTTCTAAATGGCACAAAAGCAAAAAATAACCCCGTCCGAAGACGGGGCTATTATTATCAGGAATGTCCTGAATTATTAGAATGTAATCTGAATCTGCGTTCGAGCCAGGTATTCACCTGAGTCTCCTGCACGCCATCCAGTCTCACCTAAGTCCCAAGCACCGTTAATGCCATTGAGTGCATAACCGAAATCGGTAGTCCACTTAACATTGTCATTAATCCAGTAATTGGCACCAATGGTGAATGTGCTGAGATTTTCCTCAACACCTTCAAGTTCACCATACTCATATGCAACATAACCCTGAAGGTTATCCATGCACATGTATCCTGCTTGAACAGTTGCACCCCAGTTGTCGCCAGCATCTCCGCTAGTTGCAACATAGGCCGCAGTCAAGTCAAGACCACCCGATGATACTTTTGTATCAAGAGTGTATGTGGTGTAACTAGTAGCAACCAAATCGTTCCACGAAACGGCCGCACCAACATTCCACCAAGAGTTGATATCCGCACCAATACGGGCAGTGAATGCTTCACCATTCTGAACGCCTGCACCGTTATCAGTATTGAAACCATCAGTGTATGCACCAGAAAAATCTAGCACACCGAAATCACGGCTCCATTGAACACCTTGTGAACGACCCTGACCAAACTGGTTGGACACAATCGAACGCTCCATCATCAAAGTATCTTCTTGTGGGACAAGAACTTCACGCATAAATGGTGATTTAAATTGTCCAACACGAAGAGTTCCACCAAAAAGACCACCTTGTGCATATGCATCTTTGAGGTCGAAGTTATTAGTGCTATCACTCCACTGTCCACTTACCTTATATTCCCAGTTATATAAATCACCTGAGAAGATAAGTCTGGCACGGGGAAGACTGAAACCACGATTGGCCTCATCATTACCACCACCACTGTAAGAGTAGCGAGTTTGTAGGAAACCGTGAACATTAACTGTTACAGGACTTCCATTACCTTGCAAGGATGCTCTTGAATCTGCATCAGCGAGTACATCATGAACGAGTCCACGGACTTCTTCTGCCCGTTTTTCGTTAAGCCATACATCTCTTTCTGACATAGAAAGTTCTGCAATTCTTGCTTCGGCAGCCTCAAGTCTTAGTTGAAGGTCTGCGTTAGTATCAGCACCGGCTACACCACATGCAATCCCTGCAAATAATGATGCGATGCCGAACTTTGTAAGTTTTGAGATATTCATAGGATAATCTCCTTTATGTCAGCGTATCAAACGCTGGCAATAAGATTCCAAAGTTCACGAACTGCTCCTGCTACCCAGTTAACACCGTCCCACGCAAATGGAAGAAGTGCTAATGTGATTAGCATACTACGATTGATGCCTACTCTACCTAAAGTTGAGGACACGACATCACCTGTGCAACAACTTTCTTTTGAATTAGCCATATTATTTCTCCTTTAAAGAATTAAACCTCTGGCCAAAGAGGGTGATGCAAATTGCATCGGGGTAAGGTGCGGATGCACCTTGGGTTATTAGAGGGGGACCGACGGTCCCCCTCCACAACTATTATACTATTAATCGATTATGTATATGACTTCAATCTTCTGATGCTAGTTGCTCAAAATAACTGAGGGCATCATCGCCACCACTTGTTTTGCTATCACTATCATCGCCAGTGTCGATAGAATCAGTAGTTACATTACTTTTAACATTTACAGATTCTGCTGTATTTTTAACAGGTGAAGAACCATCACCAAGAACAATACTAAGTCGGCTTGCAAGTTCTTCATATGACTTAAAGGATGATGCATCAGTATGTTCACTAAGAGGATACTGTGTCTTCCACAATTCTTCCAACTTGTCATCATCACCACTTAGCAGGGGCGATGCATCGCAAAACTCACTCTTATCATAATTGATAAAACCGGCAACCTTGCGAACCTTCAGTTTAAAGTCAGCACCCTTCCAGAAATCGAATGGGTTAATTGGTGATTCATCTTCGAATTCTGGTTGCATAGCACCCACGATTTTATCGTGAATCTTTTTGCCATATTTGAAGAGGAAAACCTTACCTTCGTTTTGAGGATTTGCGGGGTCACTCACAATGTAGATGTTGGAAATGTAATGAAGCCTACGCTTGCGGGCACGGGCAATATCCTTATCTCGTTCATCACCACTATTCCAAAGACGAGTATTCATTTCTGATACGGGGTCCTTTTCGCCAAGGGTGGTACGAGACTTCTCAATATACCAACCGCCAGGTCCTTGGAAACCGTGTGAGAAAGTTCTTGCCCACGGAACATCCTCACCATCACATGGTGGGAGGAATCGGATAACGGCATAACCGTTACTTGACTTGTCTAGTTCTGGTCGCCAGAAGCGGTCATCCTTATAGGAATCACTACCCTTTTTGCTAATTTTAGTGAGTTCATCACTAAGTCGTTCGAACCCCTTTGAGGTGTTCTTTTTCATATCGCTAAATGCCATGTTTCATATCTCCTTGTATTGTATTGAAACTGTTTCGTATATTATAGAGTATTTAGAACGAAAGTCAAACAATTAATTCGTATTTCCGCATCTTATCTCTAATAATTTTTCTATAATGTGCTGTGTTATTTGTTGCAGGCAAAAATGGTTTATATTGTTTGCACTTTTTGCCTATGCTTCTCCAAATGACATCATCTGGTAGGCAATTATCAAAATCAGTTGAGAAGTTTAAAATAGAGTCAAGTATAACAAACCCCTCAATTGTAATTTCGTTTTGTAGTAGTAGTTTTAAAATGATTGGATGTTGATGTTTCTGGCATTTAAATATCTCATTGAATTTCAAATCTTTATTTTCAATAAAGTTCAGCATACTTTCAACATCTTGTCCGAAAACATATGATAGACTCTCTTGTTTTTTTTGCCAATCCTTATGAATCGCATCACATTTACCATCAAACATTTCACCAATCCACAATCTATCACCGTGTATTAAATTGGCTAAAATATAGTTAAACACTGTTTGTGCATCCATTGATTTTGCCAATTTATCGAAGAAGTATCTGTCTTTTCTATTTTCAAATGTTGAATACTTTGCCCGTGTTTTACCACCATACTTGAAGAAATCATATGACTCCTGTGTAAAGTGGGCCTTAAGGGCTAGATAAGTTTTATAGACTTCGAAACCGTTCATTATCAGATTGGTAGACTTGGGGAACGAGGGAGCATGTGATTTTTCTCGCCCTCAATTCTAATTTTTTCCTTAATAGGCCTTGAAATGTATTTGTTTACTGTGCTTGGGTCAATTCCTAACTTATCACAGGTTTGCAATACCGCCATAATATATCCATCTTTATTATTTACTAATACAATTTTGAGTTGTTCGTTAAATTTTTCTTTAGTTACAAACATCAACTGCCTCCTCTTTCATTTTATTCTCTGTATTAAATTTAATCACACCACGAACCCAATCTTCATATTCTTTTTCGTAGAATTTTGGACTGTCATCAAAGTATGTTGATTCTTTAATTGAAAGTAATGCCATACCTGCTCGAATTAGTTCTTTCGAATCTTTACATACTCTAAGAAGGCCTGCATAACTTGCTCTCAGTCTTGGATATTTTACCACGGATGCACGATAAAAGTCAAGTGCTTTTTCTGTACATCGTGTAATTTCTTTTACATCATTTGACCCTTGTCGTTCTTTCTCGGCCTTTCCTTCATAGAGAAGGCCACACATATTCAAACAATGGGCCGCTTCCGCTTCCCATTTACTAATTTCATAGCAGTGTTTAAGAAATGGAATTGCATCTAGTCGATGTTCATAAAACAATTGACGGCCATAGTAATATTGCCTTGTCGCATTGTCTGGAAATTCTTCAGCATCTTCTGCTAACATCTCTAAAACTTTTGCTTGGTTGTGTGATGTGCCGATTGCATCGGGGTGATGCACATCATGGTGCAGTGTAATTGCATCGTTACCCGTAGTTGATAGAAGATGTTCATGTACTCTAAATTTCCATTCGGCCGCACCAGGCTTCCAAATACAATTGCGGTGGAATCTATGACCCACGCCTGTTCGGTGGAATATTGCTACTAAATCTTTATCGGGAGGTAGAAGTTTCATTTCTTGCTTTAGTTTATAGCCGTTCACCAATACTTCATCAGTATCGAACATTACAATCCAATCAGCATCATCACACTGTGCTAATTCGACTGCTTTGTTTCGTGCTTCAGCAAAGTGATTAGGCCATTTCATTTCAAGAACTTCAAACCCATTTTCTTTTGCAACTTCAACGGTTTTATCCGTGCTACCCGTATCGACAATTACATTGCGATTAGTAAATCCTTTTAAACTCTTTGCAAGTCGTGGTATTGTCTCTTCTTCATTCAATGCAATGAACACACCTACAAGGTTGATTGATTTTTTGAGCCGCTCTTTGACTGCTTCTCTCATCGCTTTTTTTTCTGCCGCTTTATTTTTTCGAGTCTGTGAATATCCCATTATTTTTTCTCTTTCCACATACCACCCATACCAGGCACCGGCTCAACGCAAATCATTTTTGCATATGTTCGAACCATATCATCGATATGTTTAAAATTTGGTTTAAACTTTAAGTCTCTTTTGATACGCTTAGGGCAAGCGATAAGTTTCTCAGGGTCGCCCGCACGCCTTGGTGCTTCCACAACAGGTATGGGCCCCACCACTCGTTCGAAGGACTCGATAACTTCCTTTACAGTGTAACCCTTACCGTTGCCAACATTGTAGACATTACGCATTGGTTGTTTTGTCATAATTTTAGACAAAGCAAGGATGTGTGCATCGATTAAATCTCCAACATGGATGTAATCACGAACACAAGTTCCATCTGAAGTCTTGTACTTAGTACCAAACAAACGGATGTCGGGAGTGTAACCGAGATACGCCCGCATTAAAGCCGGAAAAAGATTTGACTTCTCTTTCCAGTATGGGTCATATGCTCGTTGAAGTAAATCATTTCCTACAACATTAAAATATCTTAATGAACAATGTTTAAAACTAGGATGAGCATGTGAACAAGCCCTTAATATTTGTTCTACCATCAACTTAGATTCACCATATGGATTGATAGGTAAAAGGACATCATCTTCTTTTGCTATTGATTTAGTCGGTTCACCGTAAACAGCCGCCGAACTAGAGAAGATGAAATTACATACCTTATGTTGCCTACATTGGTCAAGTAAATTCATAGTACCCAAAACATTATTGTTGTAATACTTCATTGGGTCACTAACAGATTCGGGTACTGAGATGTCGCCTGCAAAATGTATTATAGCATCAACATCATGTATCCTAAAAACTTTAGAAAGTTCGGGTTCACAAATATCAAGTTGATATTTTACAACCTTCTTTTTTACATTCGTTGGAGACTTCCATTTCATTTTTCGTCTATCGACCGCAATAACTTGAGCATTAGTTTCCATCACCATCTTTACAACGGCATTTGAACCAATATAACCGGCGGCCCCAGTAATAACTACTACG